TCATATTTGTGCATTCCACTCTTTCATAAATTGTTCAATAAACTGTTCCATATAACGATGACGAACTTCCGCCTCTTGTTTTGCTGCGTTCGTGTTCATTAAGTCTTTTAATTTCAAAAGTTTTTCATAAAAATGATTTAAAGATGGATCGTTATTTTTTCTATATTCATCTTTCGTCATCACTTCACGCGGAGGAATAGTTGGATCATACATTAATCTCCCTTTCGCTCCACCATACGCAAATGTGCGAGCTATTCCAATTGCTCCAAGCGCGTCTAAGCGATCCGCATCTTGAACAAGCTTCCCTTCAAGTGAATCCACTTTACCGCCATGACCACCTTTATAAGACATATTGGCGATGATATGAAGAACATGTTTACTTTCCTCTTCTTCCACATGTAACTCTTCTAACCAATCAGAAACTTTTTTCATTCCTTCTTCTTCACTTTCATTTAACTTCTCATCTGCCACATCGTGAAGTAATGCTGCCATTTCAATTATAAAACGATTTCCCCCTTCTTGCTCGGATAAAGAAATCGCCAGTTTATGTACGCGTTCAATATGATACCAATCATGCCCACTCGCATCTTTTTCTAAAATATGTTTTACAAAAGTAATTGTTTTTTGAATCTTTTCTTGTTTTGTCATTTTATCTTCACCCAGTTACTTATTGTAACACGCCCGCATTTTTTCATCACATATTTTCTTGTCCGCCCATACACTGAGTGGTAAGCATCATCATGAAGGAGGAATAAATATGTTCTATAATAATCAACCGCCTTATCCAAGGCAACCATTTTACCCTCAACAACAAGAACAAAGATACACAGAACAATACGAAGAACAAGAGTTACAACAGCAAGAACAACAATATGACGAAAACCCATATGCAACAACGCAAAATCAAGAAACTGAATTTCAACAAAATCCATATGAAACACGTCCAAATTATGAATATCCTCAAAATCCATATGCGGTACCACAAAACCAAGAACAACCATATCAACAAAATCCATATGCAGCACCACAAAACCAAGAACAACCATATCAACAAAATCCATATGTAGCACCACAAAACCAAGAACAACCATATCAACAAAATCCATATGCAGCACCACAAAACCCATACACAACTCAACCACAACAACCGCAATACCAACAACAAATGTATCAACCAAACTACGACGCACGTGTCTCACCACCTAAACCACCAACAATAGATCCAACGCAGCCACAAATTTTACCGCCTGGACCAACATTAGACATTACACAACCACAAATCTTACCACCTGGACCAATTACTGAACCAACACAACAACAAATTCAACAAGTTGTCGGTACACAGTTTTTACCTTTCAAGAAACCCGTACTAGATTTCGTAAAACCATGGGTAGATTACGGTTTAAATGAAGCAAAACATACATCACACGAACACGCATTAACAGAAGTTGCTGCGATTATGTTTTTAGTTGGTAAAGGCTTCAATCCGACGATTGCACATTATATCGTTGAATCTTGGGAGAAGAATGAACAATTTTAGGATTGTTTATTTGATAAAATACAAAAAATACAAAAGTGCCAAAACCCTTATATCACAAGGGTCTTGGCACTTTTTTAAAACCCAGAAAAATTTTATCGAAATAATTATTTTTATAGATTTTCGTACTTTTTTATATAGTACGTGAACAAAATGTGAGCAAAATGTGTGCAAATATACGAATCGCATTTCGCTGTTGTTGCACCGGTTATTTAAACCAATTCTCAATTATGAGATTTATATGAGAAACTAACACTTTTTCCTGTTGACACTTGGACAGTTTCTTGATAGCAAGCCACACGCAGACATTATTATTGATGGAATTGATATACTAGAACATTATCCTTTATATTATTTCAAATATAATTCGGTCGTAATTAAAATAAAACAAAAAGAGGACGTATATATCACGTCCTCTTTTTGTTTTAGATATGCTCACCATGATCAATATAAGTATCGCCGTATTCGTATGCCGGCGCAGGTGGTCTACCGTGATCAAAATCGGCCACATTAGAAATATAATCTGGTCTTTGTGGTGCAGGTGGTCTACCATGATCAGCTTGTGATGTAAAAGATTCTGTAAAACTTCCAATAGTTAAAACAGCAGCAAAACTAAAAAATCCTATTAGTACTTTTTTCATTTTAACGCACTTCCCTTCTGAAGTAATTCTTTAGCATCATAAGATATATTAAAGTATTGGCTAGCCTTCTCATGATTACCTTCTTGATAAAGTTTTTTCGCTAAAATTCCAGAGTACTCTTCCATAAATCCATAAAGTTTTTGGGATTCAAAGTAATCTAGTCCATCTGCAATCGTTGTTTCTAGATTCTGCTTATAATTTTCATCGTATTGTGCTCGAAGTATTCGTAAATGATGTGTATATTCAACATCAGCTAATTCAAAGCCTTGAGTCAAAAATTCTTGTGCTTTTTCAATTTCATTTACTTTGAAATGTTCTCGAGCCAGTAAGAATACAGTTTTATGATATGGTTTTTCAGATTTATACACATCCATTAAATGTCGAATTGCAGTTGCGGATATACCTTGTTTTGCATAAAGAAAACCTAAGTTGTATTGAATTAAGGTAATTAGTCGAGTACAGTTATGTTTTTTAGCCATATCCAAGCACTTAACAAAAAGCTCTTCTCCTTGTTCAAACTGACTTAAAGTGACACTTGCCAATCCTAGGATTGTATCGCATTCAATTTGATTTATTACATAATCTTCATGTTTTTTGTATATGTCTTTTGCTTTCATAACATGCTTAATTGTTAATAAAGGTTGTTGAAGGTGGTAATATAGTTCACCAAGTTTATAATTAAATTCAGCTTTTTCAATGTCATTAGGAATATACTCTAAAAGTCGTTCAGCTTCTTCAAATTGCTCCATCGCTTCCATATAGTTAGCAATCATAGTGTTATGCACAGCTTTATAGAAATGGTAGTAGTATCTTAAATACTCATCTATAGTTTTTGTTGTAAGTTTTTCAACTGCATCAAAATCACTACGAGTTACATATGATTTATTTATTAACACTTTATAACTATAATCCAATAAGGAATAGTACAATAAGAGATTTTGATCTTGTAAATCTCGATTTTGTTCGACCATTAAGACACTAATCTTTTCATCAACTTCTTCTTTCATTCTTGTCGCCTTTGTTATTTGTTTAGATAGAATAACCTTATACCATTCATTTAATAGTCTAGTAACTTTTTCATTATTCAGAATTATCATATCACAATCTCCTTTATTTAGTTTATATAAAATCAATCATAACAAAGTTTAATTGTAATAAGTTGTAAAAAACAATTTTATAAATAATATTCAGAATATTTAATTTTATTTTTATCAATTGACGTAAAAACATCGGTAAATCGTTAGATTGTAAAGAAAGAATTATCTATATAAAACTAATTGTAATGCTAGTAATGGTATAGCGTGAACCTTATTTGTCGAAAAGTTTTGGTAATTATTTGGTTTATAAGTATTTATTTCCCATTATTTCGGGGTTAATATCTGAATTATGCTAACAAATAAAGGTAAATTAGCATGATATTGTCTTAATTAATATTTTAGGAGGTATGAAAAATGAAAAAGATTAGTAAAGTTTTAAGTGTTGCAGGATTATCTCTTGCTATGTTCGGAGGAGGAACAATTGCAAGCGCAGCTGAGAATAACACAGTTGATTCTACTATAAAAAAAGGTAATGTATTAGATTTAACAGATCAATCGAATATACAAATAGGTGAGGTACTAACGTTTGGGGAACTTGTTAATCAAATTGCTGCAGATACCAATAAACCTAGAGAAGAAATTTCTCAGCAACTCATGGCTCAGGGGAAAGCTCGTGGACAATCATCTGCTGCAACACTTGCCGCTACGTACAGAACACTAACAACCAATTTTTCAGTAACACCTTTCTATAGCCCTTCATTAAGGTTTTATTGTGAAACAAATGAATGGGGTGGAAGCTTCAGGGGTATTAAGGAAATAAAACATATCAATATGAATAGAGATGCAAATGGTCTTTCTAAAACGTTCAGTGGTACAGTTCAAGCGAATTTAGAGGATCCTAACAGAATTTTCTATATTGTTAATGGTGATTTTCATAATAATGGCACAACTACTTTTAATGGCAATGTATCCATTACTGTAGGGAAGACAGGAAGTGTAGGTTTTAGTGCATCTTATGCGACGAGTCACTATAAATATACTTATAAAGAAGGATATGTATATTTTTAAAGTTGATAAATTTTTAAATGATCGATTACTTCTTAATTACATGTTAAGTTCATTATACATGCTAATTTAATGGAGGTGATCTCTCTGCAACCTAAATACATTCTGTTCATTCAAATTCTAATAGGAATACTAATAATCATGGCACCAATTATTATTACTGGTGAATTATATGATGTTTCAAAGACTATGGGTGATTTGCTAGTTGCTGAATTAATAATAAGAACACTTTCTTTCATAATAGGACTTGTAGTTATTAGCAAGGGGTTTGAAAATTATTCTAAATAGTTATTAGTACGTTATTTTCTTGAAACTTATAAAAACGGTCTACTCATATGAGTAGACCTTTTCTCTACTTCACATACACATAGGCTTCATTTGCAGTTATATAGTATGTTACGCCTTTACTGTTGTGTACTTTGTATTGTGGTGAACCATTAACGGCTACTTTAGCATCAATAGTAAATCCAAGCCCTTCATCTACCGTTCCTGCTACGTCTTTATCAGACCAAGAAGCAGAATCATAGAAACGAAGGTCGTCCACTTTAGAAACAACACGTTTTCCTACTACAGAACTTGAAGTAGTAGTTTGTTCCCCTTGATATTTAATGTAAGATGGGTTGTTATAAATCCATTGGTTACCGCCTAAATTTAACCAATCACCTTGTTTTCCCCATACTTGATATGCTTCTCCTTTATTTAATTGACGGATAACGCCATAATTTGTTGATGGTCCACTTCTTAGGTTTACGTTAAACCCTTCAATATAAGCTACTCCTGTTTCGCCTACAACGTTTTGAGATGGTTCTTGTGGTTTTGGTTTAACTGTAACTGTTGCGCCTTCATACGCCTTTTGTACGTCCGCTCTGAATTGTGATTCTGATACACTGTGACTGCGAAGGTAATCAATCGGATCTTCGTGGTCAGTTCCACCTAATTTGTAAGTAATATCTTTATGTGTCCATAAACCTTTGCTTGGATGAATTCCTCTATCTTTTAAAATCTTAGCTAATAGTTTTACATAACGCTCGTAAGAAGATTTAAATTTATCTGGGTTGCTAGTTTCAGAAAGTTCTACGTGAACAAATCTTTTATTTGCAGCTGGTCCAGCACCATAAGCAACATATTTTGTATCAGCAATTTGGACTGTTTCGTTCCAATCTACAGCATAATGTACAAATGCATTTCTCCATGTTCTAGCTTCATAATTTCGAATGTTAATTGCTGGTGCTTCTGGTGTTGCAGTACTATGTGCAACAACGCCCTCATAAGCGCCCACACCGTAGCGATATGATTGTTTCGGTAAGTCTTGGATAATTAGTACTCTATTGGCAAAAGAAGCCGTAGCAAACGAAAATAAGAGTAATAGAGTCATAAATAATGAGCTGAATAGTTTAATTGGTTTTTTCATTGTGTATTTTCCCCTTTTTGCCAAACAAAAAGAGCACCGTCTTTTGACAATGCTCTCCTTATGTAAGGCATATATTTTTTATTTGGTATTATGTTTTTCTTTTCTTGCATCACTTCTTTGGATTTTTGCTTGAATTTCGGATGCTACACTTTCTAATAACCATGCAGGAATCCATTTTTCCCAGCCAATTCGTGCGCAGTTTGCTGCGAAACTATTAAAAATGTGGTAACTCAATCCACCGACTACCATGAAGAAAAAGAAATCAGGTAGTTTAAGAGCAATATCAAATAAATGCGCAAGAGCTGGTAATGATAAAAGCACCACGGTTCTCGTGATGCCCTCAATTCCATATTGTGATGAGTATGTTCCATCTAGTTTTGAAGCCTTACTACCAGTAATCCAGTCGAGCATGATAATCCAGCAGTAAATCGTGATCCAAATTAAGTTTGCTTTACCATATAACAAATTAATTATTGTTCCTAATCCGCCGCCTATAGCACCACCTACTTTAAATTGAGTACTTGTAATAACATCGCTTATATTCAATGCCTTGATGAGTTCGTGAATTCGTTCCAAGTTCTCACCTCCTTTCAAAATTTGATCAAAATAAAAAAGCCTGCTGCTGCACGCTCGGTTTCAATAAAGTTATATGTTCATTTTCTTCCACGCGTATTCTAGTGGTTCAGTACGTGGTGGTTTCATAACTGCTTTTTCAGTGGTTTTGTTTTCGTTTCGGGAGAAATTAAACATAACTCCTTTTCGTATAGAAGTTTTCCTAACCCCTGTAATATACATATCACTAATTTCTAATTTTGAACCTTTACGTATTTGTGGTTTACGTTGTACGGTTGGATACAGTGTTTTCGGTTGAATTATTATGCCTTTTATTGTCATAAAATCACCAGCCTTATTCTACTCTTAATGCAATGTTATACTCTGAAAATGAACTCCATACACTTGAGTAGTAGGTGTTAAATAATTTATATTTCTGGACTTCTCCATCTTGAGAAATTTCAACGATATCGCCAATTACAAAATTTGAACCCCTATATGTGTAAAGGCCATCAAATTTTGCTCTTAATCCATCTATGTTATCTCCCATAAAAAATGATGTGAATATTATATTCCCTTCTAAAGATGGTGCTTTTAAAAATACTTTATCCCAAATGAAAGTAGTAATAGGAACATTTTTTAATCCCTCATATATAAGTTTACTTCTAGCAGCTACCAGTGCTGAAGTTGGGTACCAATTTGGACAAGCGCTCACCAATACACTAAAAGGAGAAGATATAGGTGTGAATTGTTCTTGTTGATATAGTTCATCTGGAATGCCAAATAAACCTATTACAGTTTTTCCTTTTCGTTCTGGAAGATTATCATCGTTTTCATAAACACAATAAATAACAATGTCTTTATCAACGTATAAATATAGGTCCACCATAACAATCGCTTTACTAATAGTATTAAAAGTAGTGTTGCTAGTTGTTTTCCCTTGATGAAAACATAATGGATAGAAAGAGCCAGGTCCTCCGAAGGTAACATCCTTCTCTTTATCATATCGTTCAATTAATCTAAAGCTTGCATCAGTAGCAGAATAAGTTCTTATATCATAATCTTTATATTTACCTGCTATAATATCTTGGCTACTTGCAGTGACGTAATCGAATGGGCGCAATTCTATAGAATGGTTCTTCATACCGTCGTTACCGCTTGAGTACATGACGTAAATGTTATCTTTTGATGGCGCATCAGCATTTAATTGCTGCCATCCAGCCTTTTTCATTTCATCGATAATCTTCATAAAGACTTCTTTTCGCTCTAGTCTGTGTAACTTACAAATTTTATTTGTCATTTTATATGTTCCTCCTTAACTTAAACGTACTGCTTTCATAGAAACATTAAAAGTAGAGTTTGCTACGCCCCTATTTTCTATATAAAGATGGACCTTGTTTGTATGATCTTTATCCTCACAAGGAATAGCCAAAATATCATATGTTCTTTTTTCTGATAAGCTTTTATAGACTTGATTCCCATTCTCTTTTTGATCGTACATAAATAACATTGCTTCAACATTTGAATCATTTGTTACTTGAATCGTGCGAATATCGTATTTGTTACAACCTATATCCAATGGAGTATATAGAGTTTTTCCTGGTTCAATTGTAATTTGTATATTCCTCTCAATAAGGATTGACGGTGTAATCTCGCTTTCGGATGTATATCTATATAATTTCATTACAGTTCCCATATTGTATTCACCTCAATTATGTTTTAGATGAATATTAAAATAAATTGGTTCGAATGCTAGGAAATTTGTATTCTTCACAACCTTTCCCCAAAAATCACGCGTACTTTGTGCCGCTACGGAATCAATCTGTATTTCATTAAAATAGTTGATACCATCTAATGAAATAAGCGCCCAGGTGTAACCGACTTTCTCCATGTACTGTTGAATGGATAGTTTTATATTTGTAGCAGCACCGATGTTATCATTTACGATTGTCATTTTTACAATACGCTCGTTATTCACCATGTAACCTAAGTTCGTTGGATCCGTTGTATTTAATTCTTCGCTATTCATTTTGATTTGTAGGGATGAACCCATGCAATACATATCCCCACCGTAAAAGGTAGCTTGTTTCTTTACTATTAGTTCGTTTTCTTCGTCATATATTTCTATGATTCCCTCAAACTCTAAAGAAGGAAGTAGAATATCAATGCCTGTATGAGCTGCAGCTACAATGTTAGTAGACAGGATATTATCTGCAGTATCTTTTAATACAACCTTATAATTTTCATATAGTTGGCGCAGACGTAACATATTGCTTGTTGTCATAATAATTTTATTGATGTCTAGCGGTACAAATCCCTCTGCAGTTCCTCTTTTTAAAACAACACCAATTCTTTTTGCTGCTAATGAATCGTTATCCGTATAATCAAAAAACGCATCTGTCTTTGTGTAAAAGTCCCATTGATCTTCTTTACATATTGCCATCCACTCTTTATTGCTTTGTAAACTATTAGCGGAATAGGATTCAAGAAACTCCACTTTATTCTTTTCATTTTGATAGATTAGTAAGCCACCTTCATCTCCTTCTTTTGTAGGAGCATAATCCGCAATAACTTGGATTGCAAAGTTGTCTTGTGGTCTGTCAATTAATAGCATAACGTCTTTATCTGCAGAATGATTCATACGTAGGAATCCTTTTTTTACAGCGTTGTTAAATGCATTTGATGGTGACATAAGCCATTTTGGATTTACGGAATCAAAATCATCTACAAATATTTTTCCGCTTTCTTTTTCGTATAGTGAGACCTTAGATTTTTTTTCCAATTCTAAATTTAAATAGTCTATTGCATATAGAAAAGTAAATCTTCCTGTATTACTTCCAGTTGCACGTATTGTCACTGTATGCTCCTTATTTTGTAAATTTAAATCTTCATAAACTACTGTAAACTTTGATGTATGAGCAGAAAGGTTAACGGTTCTAGAACTTCCATCAACCGTAACCAAAAGAAATGAGCTTTTTGGTACCTCGTCATGTCCCGTAATAATACGAAATCCTGAACCAAAGAATGTAAAAGATAACACTGAAGAAGGTACTTCAGAGGTCGCGTACCATGCATTTCCTGTTTCTGCATTTTCGTCACTACCCACAGAGAACCAGCCTTTCGAACCATTAAGGTTAACCCCCTTAAAAAAAGTCTCTATATTAGCTGGTTGACAATTTTTTCTTATCCAACCACTTTCGGGATTTTTGAGTACTTGTCCTATATACGCCATACCATCACCTTCTCTTTATCTTGTTTTCTTCCAATTTGAATTTGTCCACCAAGATTGACGACTATGTCGCAGCCATAACTTAGGAACATCATTTTCTTTTTCGATAACTATTAATTTATCTGGTTTTTCTGTGACTAGTACTCTCTCCATTTTGAATAGTTCATTATTCTCTAGAACTGATTCTCTTTCTGGTGTACGTTCAAACCGTTCATATTTCTCTGTAATGCTTTCTAATGCATGTTCCCTATAAAATGTATCTGCTTCATTAGTTACAGCTTCTATGCTAGTCTGTCGCTCTAATAATTCATGTTCACTAACGATTGCATATCGTTCAGATTCCCTTGCTGCATCTACAGTTTCAATTACATTTGTATCTGTTGTTATAACTTCTTTATCAGCTGGTGTTATATCAGAAATAATTCCGCCCTCAAATTCACGTATACCAGTAAAAGCTTCTTGCTCTGTAATAAGAGCTTGCTGTGTATCCTGTTTATAAGAAACGTCTAATGATATGTGTTCAGCATCTAAAATAACTGGAACGATGTCAGAAGCTACTTCTTCAATTACTGCAGTTGTATGTTCTTTCATTGCTTTTTCAGATTCAATTGTTTGATCTAGATTCATTTGCATCACATTTAATAATTTAGATGAATCATTTAGTAAGGCAATACGTGTTTCTAGTTCTTTTTGAACACGGCCGAACAAATCGAATTCTGGAAGATATACGGGAATACCAAGGCCCTCAAATAAATCAAACTCTTCTATGCTAGCTTGAAATTCTTTTTCTGTTTTATTGGCAACTTCATCAGTATTTACATCGGTAATAAGTACGCGTTCTTTTAATCCGAATGAAGAAATTGCATCTACATGTGTAAGTACTGCAGTATCTTCTTTATCTGCTTGATCCAGTTCACCTACAGTTGCTTGCAACTCATTTTTCACTTCTGCAAAAGTAACGTCTGGCGATACGCCTTGTAATGCTTTTAATATACGATGAGAATAACCTGCAGTAGAAATACCGGCATTTATTTCGTGTAACCTCTCTGCTTCTTCTGCGACAATTGTCTGTATCACGAATATGTTTTGCGATTTATTCGCATCATCAGTTCCGGAAATATCTTTAACAGATAATACCCGTGAAGCATTTTTAACTTCTTGTCCTACCTCTATAGCTGCAGTAAATACATTTTCTTTAGTTGCGAATTCTTGTTGATCGGCATAAACAGAATCAAGTGTTTCTACGATGCGTTCAAATGCGTGTGTTGTATCTACATTCGCATACTGTGCTTTTGTTCTTGTAAATGATGCAGATTCATTTCTTTCAGTATCAAATACATTTATTTTCTTGCTTACTTCATTACTTGCAATAACATCTGCAGCAAGTTCCTTTGCTCGAATAGAGTGATCCAGGTTAATTTGAGCTACATCTATGTCACGAATTAAATACGCGCTTTCTATATTTTCATAAGGGAGCAGGTTCACGCTTTCTATTTCTTCTAAGCGGTTCGATTCATATTGTGCAGCAATAGATGTTTCAATGTCTCTTTGCATACGAGCAAATAAATCATAATCCGGAAGATAAACCGGTATACCCATACCATTGAACAAATCAAATTCTTCTATAATCCCTTTAACTTCTCGCTCTTTTGCACCAAATTCGAATTGTGCCGGAGCATGAAGAAGTATTTCTTTTTGCTGTATATCACCAGTTTCATTTTCGACAATGGATACAGGTAATAAATTCGGAACTGCAGTAGATAAAGTAACTTCTGCATGTGTAGCTTTTAGCTCCCTGGTAACAATCTCGCTTGTTTCATTATGCATTGATACAGCTTCATAATCCGTTGTAACTCTGTCGGCCATAAGGTCATTATAAAAACCTTCACCGTATACAATACGCGCAACATTTACCCATTCTGGTAATACTTCCACACCTGCAGCGAATTCACGTAACTTACCTTTTAGTAAATCCTGCTGTATGATCGGTGCAGCTTCATATTCATTCGTTATAAGATCTGTTTCATCAGAAGCGTGTACCATTGCCTCTATCTCGTTTGGTTTTTCGCTCTCTACCCCTTCGATATGGTTTATATCGAAAATTCGTCTATGTTGTTGCGATGCTTCTGCAGAAATTAGTTGAACAGAAATACTGTCCATTCGTTGAGAATGCTGCATTTCAATGTTGGCCACATTTATATTTCGATTTAAATCAATATCAGTTGTATTTGAAATGTAGGCTTCTACCTCTATTTGTCGCAATGCATTCTCTACAACATCTGTTAAAATCCCTTTTGCTCTTACTTTTGTGGCGGTTACTCCTGTGTTATCTTCTTTAACAGCCTTATATCTCGCATAAGAAGCAATGCAAATTGGATAATCAACATCATTTTTGTTTTCTGTATTTGCTGGTGTAATAGAAAAAGAATAAACTTTTTCATTCTGATCTGGTCCGGAACCAACTACAACAACATGACTTTTTTCTTTGGTACATATAGAAGGGGAAGCAATAGAATAAACTTTTTCACTCATTCTTCTGCTACCCCCTTATGCTTAAATATCTTCTTTGTAGATTGCTAAACCAATTGGATTAAATGGTGTTGCTTTCGCTTGTGTCATAGGACAAACGGGCGTTGTCGGTAATGTGTAACGATATAATTGAGCCATTTCATAAGCGCCTGTGATTTCAGAACCAATAACCGGTGCTTCGTTAAATGTAACGGTCTTATCTTCTGCATTGTATACATAGTCTGTTTTTTCTACTTCTTTACATGAAATGAATAATCTTAACGTTTCGCCCTTTGGCTTATGTTCTAAATGAAATACTTTACGGTGTCCGTCACCTTGTCCAAGTACTTCATCTACAACTGTTTTTTCAATTTCTAGCTCATCGGCTTGTTGGATGTTCTTCGGATGTACTGCATATACATCATCCAGCTTTCCAACATAGCCATCATTTGGATGCACAATATAAATTTGAGATAAATGATATTTACCACTATAAACCGATGGATTAAAGCGTCCTTGTCCACTATCTACTGACATATCATGAGTAATGAAAGCTAAATAATGATGCTGGTACATGGCTCCTGTACTTGATTGTGATAATTGAACCGTTTCGTTTCCGTTTGATGTATCAGAACCGTAATCAAGTGGCGCATTACCAATTTTCTTATTTGGTGAATATACAAATTGGTCGCCTGGTCTGCAGCCGCTTAAAATAATCATGTTTTTTCTTGGTGCAACATCGAATGTATATAATTTTCCGATATACAACGGAACGAATAATGCACGAACTGGATTTGGTGTTGGATCTACACGCATAAACATAATTAAGCGGTCCTTGTTTGCGTTCCCATACAGATAAACAACAGAGTCGCGATTTAATTCTTTAGAGAAACGCTGCTCCGGTGTAAAACTAATTGATGTATAAGGGGATGGGTTCACAAAATTAATCGTAGAATATACTTCGCCCATAATACTTTCCATCTTTTGTACATCGAAACTTGTTTTTGCTGTTAATGTATCCAGTGTTCCGTCTTCTTTTGGTAATAAGAAATAAATACCGCTAATCTTAATTGTTGTATCTGCTGCAGGTGCGGTTTTAAATACAATTTCCGTTTCAGTGAACGAATACTCGCTAGGATCAACAATAGTATTATCCTTGTAAACTACGGTCCTACTTTCGTCAAAGTTAGGGAATGGCAATGTGAAGTTCTTTTTCGTTCCATTTCCTTTTCCTAATTCCCCTAATTTATCACCGGAAAGGATCTCTTTTTCAATAAAGTATCGATTGAAAGTAAATAGCAGCATGTCATTGTTTGGCTCGTATGTGTTGGTAGCTAATCTATATTCGCATGTTACTTTATCGCCTTTTGCAATAGCGGTAGTAAATGTTACTTTTCCTGTAGTTGCATCCACCTTATATTTACTCTTCTCTTGTTCAAACCCATTTACATATACAATGACAGAAGGGCCAAGAACAGGAGAAACAGGGATAGAGAAGTCTTTCTTCACTCCATCCCCCATCCCTAATTTACCTAGTGGAGAATCTGCAGAAATAAACCGGCTATCAGTGAAATCAGAATCAGCAGTGTCATACGCATTTGCTATGCCGAATCTTCTACGTTCTCCATCGCTTCCTAACGATTCAAACAACCTTACATCAATAAATTTTGAAATGCCGCTCTTAATTTGGAAAAATAGCGTTCGTTTCCAACCGTTATCAGCAAATAGTTTTTCTAATTCTTGCGGTAATGTTTGTAAATATACGACTTTATCAAACCACATATATGTACACTCCTTTATACTGTTTTCTCAAAAATACCTAATCCAGCAGGACGATACGCCGTAGAAGGTCTTTTGGTAATTGGTGAAATAGCATCTACATTAAAGAATTTGTAAATGTCGTGTGAATCCGGGCAAGTATTCTTTCTAACTTTTAATCTATCGCCATTTAATAGACCTAACGGAGACAATAGGATCATATAAGGTAAATATCCACGTACACCTTCATCTGGATGAACAATATAAGCACGAGAAGTATGTACTTTATTGCTATAAACAGACGGGTTAAATTGATATTTGTACTCGTCATTATCCTGCGATTGCCATGCTAGTGAATATTGACCGCCATCTTTACCAACGCGATCTGGTGGCATTGCATTAGGTGCTACATTCCAAGCAATAAAATGAGCCTGGTACCTTGCTCCTAATCTTGAACGTTTAATAATTACGTTATCAATACCGTTACCAGGGGAACGTGGATAAGACTTCATGACAGGCATGTAGTTTTCTACATTTCTATATGGTTTCGTATCGTTAAAATCGAATTTGTGTGATGCTGCTTCGTTTCCAGTATCAAAGGCTGTTCCCGCCCATAAAGCGTCACCTAATGTATCATCATTTGCATAGCTTTCTAATTGGCCCATGTAAAGTGGCGTAACTGGAACCACATTATTTTCAAAAGCTGGTGTGTTATCTGCTTGTATTAACAACACAACGCGACTTTCATCAACTTGGCCATTAATCCGTACCAATGAATCCGGCCACCAATTTGTTTGAGCATCGATACCTTGTAATTTCGTATTTCGTAATGTTACTTTCACCCAAGGGGACATCATGACTTGTGTCTCTGCTTCGTCATAGGAGTGAACTTTGTAAGATATACCATTATTTACTTTTGGAGTAACTGTTATTTTGGTTAATTCTACATCTAATAATACTTTTTCGAATTTATTAGATTCATAAGGAAGAACAAGTACACCTTCTTCAGCAACGCTTGGTTCTTTTTCAATCATGTAAACATAAAAACAAGAACGATCCCTACCGCTTTCTAGACGTTTTTTACCGTCTTCAGCAAAAGCTTTCTTTCCTTCTTCATTTGTGAAGTTGTATTTAATCTCTGACTTTTTAAGTGACCATTTTGAAATTTGAGCAATTCCATAAATAGAACCGCTATTGTTCTTTACTAGCATGTGCTTACTCATGCCGAATTCAAATTTTGTATCATCATCAGATTTTACGTCTAAATCTGGATAAACGGCCCTAAAAAGTGATTTTACTTTCTTCCATCCGTTAGCGATTACCAATTTAACAATTTCGTCTTGGAATTCGCCTTCTGTATACATTTTTTCAACGTATGCCATCTATTGCACGCTCCTAATCTCTTAATAGTTGGTAATTAAGCCATATAGCCTTTTTCTCTGCAGATGCATTGTGGTATTCAAACTTTAGTTCTGCATTAGCAGGTATAGGTTTTACAATGGAGAAATTAAATCCCTCCGGCACATCTTTTACATAAACCTCTTTAAATACTTGTTGGCCATTAATAAATAAATTCCAGTAGTCCGAGTCACTGTAATGTGAAGCAGCAACAGAAAAAGCAATCATTTCTGTTTCGAATGGTAATGAAAACGTATCTACATGAATTTCATCATGTATACCAACTCTTCGCCCTTGTATGAATGGCTCTGTTTTTGTTGGGAAGTAAGGTGCGTCGAATCTTCCACCGGCCATATAGGTAACAGCAAAACTCATCAGTACGCCTCCTTATCTTAAAAAGTGCAATTCAAACCAAACAGTTTTATCAAGAATTCCTTGGTTATGGAATCGAAATACAATTGTGTCTCCTGCTTTAACTGCTTTATAAACCATAAAGTGCATCCCTTCCGGAAGCCGTTTTGTATAAATATCTTGGCAAACGGTTTGCCCGTTTACGATTAAATCCCATTTATCATCTAATTCGTAAATGGAAGAACTAACACTAATTGCGTAAATCTCCATATCTGCAGGTAATGTATATTTCACTTCATCTGTTTTAAATGATGTGGAATCCATAATGAAACCAGGTATGAATGGTTCGGTTTTAGTCGGATGAAAAGGTGGATCTAATCGGCCACCGGCTAAATAGGTTGTTTCAAACAAGAGCAATCACCTTTTTTCGTGTATTAAAAAATTCCCGTGCATCATTACGACACATCGGGAATTGGTAAATCAGATAGTATACCGTTACCTTTATTAAGAAGTCTCGGCTGCACACGCTCTAATTGCTTTTGTGCATTGTATATTAATTGTATCTCCATCTCTTTTCCGGTTACTTTATGAGAGATAAGAACCTTTTCTAGCATACCGTGTGCATTAAAGGCTAAGTCATAGTGCAGATATTTATCTCCATCAACTGCAGATAAACGAGCACCGTCACGAATAAGTGTATATCCTTCGGTCATGCCCTCTTTAAATACATCATTTGGGTCGTTCCCAGGCATTGGCTTACCACCGGTATATATTTGCCTATCAATTAATCCTTTCATCAAATACATGATTGGATCATATAAGTTTTTTTGCATTATCATAGAATCACCCCTAGTTCACGCGCGTAACAGACCATGTTTTGGCTGGACGCTGGATATAATAGTGATTTGCATCTTGATTTACCCGAGGAAATGATAAATCTGGTAGAGAACCATAATCAAATAAGATATTATTTTGCGTATCCAGTACTTGCAAACGTCCTGTAAGAATCCCTTTTGGGTTTCGTACTGCTTCAAATACGATAATATTCACGCCGTATTCTAGTGGAATATCAACATATGTAGGATTGTTCCGGATGAAATAATTTTCTTCGATTAATTTATCATTACAGTAAATATTTAATAAATCGCCATCCTCTAAATCCCAATCCCAAAGTTTTAAACGTAATGTATCTACATTTACTGTAATACCGGTTATATCTGTATAGGGAGCAGGTTCATACCCATAGTTAACAGTTAAATCTAAAGTTTGATAGAATCCATCATCTGCAGAAATCATTGTATTAATCCCTTTAACAAAGTAATTCCACTGTTGACCAGAATCTCTATTGTAAACAGAAATAACATCAAATAATTGAATCCTTGGATCACCAACTACTGCTACTGTTAATGTTCTGAACTTCTGAATTGCTTTTAAATGATAAGCTGCAGCAACCGCTCTTCTTGCAAAGAATGTTGTTGCCCAGGGCACTTCTATCATTTCCTCTCGTAAATCACCCTGCGATACATTTTTTAATAGAAACGAATTAAGAAATCCGTTTGCGTAATCTCCACATTTAACAACAATACTGTTACTTATATCCTGGTCAGTTAGCTGCATATCTAAAGAGATAAGGTTTTCCCCTTCTCTAAAACTAAACTTTGCAGGTTCATTAATTGCATAGTCTGGCATTTTCATAAATGTACAACTTCCGTCTGGTTCGTGTTTAATATAGTGGAATGTTGTATCTATAATATCGCGAACAATTTCATCCCATTTTTGAAATCTCTTACCGGTTGCTCCTTCAACAATCCAGCTTTGATTGGTTCCAGGAATATTTACTCTGTTACCATGTAGAACAACCCCTGCTTTTTGAAAGAAGAACTTCACAACATCATAGACATTACCGGTAGGTGCCACAACTTCATCTGATCCAGGTGTTGGGATTACTGATTTATGTAAAACCTTCTTATAAGATGTAGTGCAGGTAACTGATATCGTGCCGCTTTCGGCATTTACCTTCACATCAGATACAAAACCATGTATATAAGGTAATGCTTCCTCACCGTAGCCAATAGACACTTTAAATTCAGTCTGCGGATATAGCTGGTTTGTATTTGTTACCTCACTGTTATAAAACCATTCTGAAATAGAAGAGAACTTACCATACCAGTTATCAGGAACCATTTGTCCGTATTCATTCGCAAAGGTAATAGTAAATGTACTAGCAAACTGATCTGCGTTCTCCTGCACTTCTAAGCCTATTACACGGTGTTGTATTTGTACGTAAGAAGAAGAGTCTCTTCTTTTCATATAAACAATTAAATTAGGGGAGTTATTCCCAACCTGGAAATAGCTCCCCAACATTCTAATTAAAGAAATAGATCCTTCTCTCACATTCCATCAACTCCTATTCCTGCTTGTGACATGGACATTAATTTACATTTTGCTATGACTAGCGTTCCTTTTCGTATTGCATCTACTTCATTCGGCGGAATTATACCCCCATAGGTACCGTAATCGCCAGTAATAATATGAGGGCGGTATATTTCCCTCATGAAATCACGCCAATAACTGATATCTTTGAATAGTACAGTGAATTCAACTTCACAACCTTTGCTACCAGCACTTTGAGAACGTGGGTATCCATGCATGACATTATGTATTTTTAAGCCATCTAGTGATTTTGGTAATTTTGTTTGTTCAATCTTTTCTATATTAGGTACATGCCCAAATGCATAATAATGTACGTCGCGTATATATGCTACGTCAGAGGAACCATAACCGATTATTGTAAATTCAATCGTTTGTGGTCCTGCACCTACAAAGATTTCTCTTGCTTCCCAATCATAAGGACCTCGTGCGCTGAATCTTTCAATCCCATTAACCCGAACAACAAAGTATTTATTTGGTAGCATTCCATCAGAACCAATAGGAACCAGGGACAAAAACGAAAAGTTATATGTCCCTGGCCATGAGAAATTAATCGTATATCGTATTGTGTTTTTTACCTCTGCTGCATCCCCTAAGAGATGGTATGAACCACCTCTTCTATGCAATGTTTTTAATATACTCATACATTTCGCACCGCCATTCCCATTAGATCGTCAGCAACTACGTTTTGTAGCAGCTTTCTCATTTTTACAAAGTCATCTGCAGATTGTAGTTTTTCAACAGAGACTTTAAATGTAGCATTTTGAATTGATACGCCTTTATCTGTTTTCTTCTCAACGTGGGTTTGTCCAGCAAATGGATGTGCAGTTTTACCGATTAGATCAGCAGAACGTGCTCCCATTTGTCCAATTTGATTAGATACATCGGTTACTAGTTTCATTGGTTTAGGTGGAACGACAGCTTTATTTAATAGTTCAGAAGCTTTATCTACTGCAGGAATCATTTTTTCCATCCCTACACCAAGACCTTCTGTAATATAGCCCCCATATTCCATCATTAACCGGGATGGGCTTCGGATACCGAAGAACTTTAATACGGCTTTAGGTATTCCCGAAACAACTCCTTTAGCTTTTTTTATAAGCCAATCTGCCATACCGGACATACCTTCACCAATACCTGCGATAATATCTTTTCCCCAGCTAACTGCATCTTTTGCTACATTTTTTACTATGGAACCTACTTTACTAAATACATCTTTTACAGTATCTACAACCCCTGTAAATGCACCAGTGATTGCTTTCTTTATAGTTTTAAAGTTACTAACAATAAATTCTTTTATACCACCAACAACATCGGTTATTGTGTTATATAATTTGTTGAAATTAGTAATTACAAACCCAACAAATTCCCGAACTGCATTAATGATTGTAAACTTTATAAAATTCCAAGCTGATTGAATCACATTTTTAATTGTGTTCATAACGCTAGAAATTGTATCTTTAATAGATTCCCAAGAAGATTTCACAAAATCTTTTAAGAATTTTAATACTGTAGTAAAGGTTGATTTAATTGAGTCCCAGGCTTTTTTTACAATTTCCTTAATCATGTTAAAAACACTGGATATTGTATTTTTCATTTTTTCGAATTCGGTTTTTACGTACTGCTTTATTATTGCTAAAGCCATAGAGAAAATTCTCTTAATAGCATTCCATCCAGTAGTAAAAATTTTCTTCCAGGTGTTAACTGCCTTTTGGGCACTATTCTTAATGAATTTCCATGTGCCATCTACAATTTTTTTCAATCCATCTAATGCAAATTTGAAGATGAATTTAATAGCATTCCAACCGAATTCGATTATATTTTTCAACAAGTTAAAATACCATTTAACTACTTTTACATAACCATCCCAAGCTTTAGAAAATATTTTACCTATGAATGACATTGCAGAACTGAATATTTTTTTCGTACCTTCCCAGAATCCAGAGAAGAACTTACCTAAACCATTCCAAGCGGATTTCGCACCTTTTACGGTTGCTTTCCAAGCCTTAGAACAGACATCACCAATCCATTTAACTGCTTTTTTGGTGTATTTTACGATGTCATCCCAGTTTTTATAAATTAGATATACTAATCCTACAATTGCTAGTATGGCAATCGTCCAGGGATTCATCAGTAAGGTCATCATGGATCTGCCCAACAGCGCTAGAGCTTTCCCGATTCCACCAAACATACCGATAAGTTTAGGGCCGACTTTAAGAATACCTGTAAATAGTAATGGTACTTTAGTAAGTATTGGTACTAGGAATCTTAATGAGCCAACAAATGCACCAACCCCACTTGTCATAAAGCCCATCATGGCGACTAATGGACCTAATACAGCAACCATACCTAAAATTGCTACAATACCAATTTGAATTGGCTTAGGCATAGAACTAAATGCCTTTGCAACAACCTCTACTGTTTTAATAATTGGAGGAAGTGCTACTTCTGCAATATCTAAAATAGCTTGTCCTAGTGGTTCTAAAGATGCCATTGTAGTACGCATTAACTTTTGCCAACGAACACCAAAAGCTTCTTGTTGCGTCTTCTGCATTTTGCCCATTGTGCCCTCGACATCGCCTAACGCACCATTTGCATTATTAAGGCCCAAGACAGCTTGAGCGCCCATGTCTTCCCATTTTGTACCGAATACAGCAACACCAAGTTGGTTTGCTTTTACTTTATCGTCCATCTTACCTAAATCACCTAAGACGGCATTAAACACATCAGCAGAAGTTCCTTTACCTTTGTTGAAGTTATCCCAGACCTTTTGTGTTTGAGGTGACATTTCAGCAAAAGCATCAGATACACCTTTAGATCCATCCTGTACCCGAATACCGAATTCTTTTACAAGATCGTTAATGTAATCCAGGTTATAACTACCATCACGAGTACCGTTTGCCATAATGGTAAACATCTCGTTAGCAGAGAAGCCGGCTTGTTTGTACAGCGGAGCATATTCGGCCACATTATCAAACATTTCATTTGAATAGTTCAAACCTTCTTGTCCACCAGCAGCAAATAAATCGAATGCTTCCTTTGAAGAAATACCAAACCGATTCATTAACTGCCCTGCACCACGAGTTACTTCATTGATATCAGAATCAAATGTTTTACCCAATGTCATAGCGCTTTTTGTAGCTTCTTCTAATTCTTCGTGAGGAACGTCTTTCATATTCTGATACACTTTTATAAGAGACTGATCCACTTCTTCAATACTTTGGCCAAATCCATCTTTCCAAGTTTCTTTTGCGATTTTACCAAGGTTTTCAGCACCTTTTTCAGTAAGACCTAAAGAAGATTGGATGTTTCTTTGAGAAGTATCGAAGTCAGAAGCCACTTTTACAGCTGCAGCACCGATACCAGCTAAAGGTAAGGAAACGCCCGTTGTCATGTTTGTACCAACATCTTTCATTTTGTTACCTACATGACTAATTGATTCCCCTGCTTTTTGGAATTTATCATGCATTCCATTTGCAGTCTTTTGTACTCGATCTTCAAACTGTTGTAAATCTTTATAAGCGCCTTCTGCTTTAATACCAATCGTTCCGAACAGTTGGAACATTTCAGCTAACATTTACGCACCCCCTTCTGGGGCCGATAACCATTTTATTCTTCATCGTCGTCTTCCTGGAATTGAGCCATAATCTGCTCAACATGCGCTTCACACTCTTCTTTCGTCCATACTTCACCCATTTCATAAGATGATTCTTTATCGTCCTGGTTGTCAGTTAGTCCAAAAGCTTGAAGATAATCATTAAAAGTAGTACCTTCTTCAAGTTGACGAGTTTGAAAGCCAATGAACGCCATCTTCTTCCACTCATTTAGTTCTTCTTGCTGCTCTTCTCGTGCAATTAGAGAAAACAGGTCCATTAAACGCGAATACGGTATTGATAAGACATAATCATCTGTCCATCCATACCGTTTTTGTATCTTGTCGAAAGCACGTAACATATTTTGTTCTGCTTCCTCTAAATATTCATCTGAGTCTTCATTTACGCTAGGATTGGCGCTGCTGCTGGTTGGTTCCATTTCTCGCTCTGAACTTTCACTAGCCCCTGCACTTGGTTGAAAAAAGTCATTAAGTCTTCACTTTCCAGTAATCCTTGAATAACAGAAATCATTGCTTCGGGAGGGAGTTGGCAAAATTCCTCTTTCTTAGCTTTTAGTAAACTTGCAAAGAACTCTGTGAAATCATCTTCACAAGCCGGGATCATTGTTAGTACACGTAAAGCAAACTCTAAACCTTTTTGTTTTTGTTGTTCTTTAAGTGCAGCTAACTGAACGTTTTTTTCTTCTTCTGGAAGAGACTCTGCAGCTTTTGTTAGTTCATCCATTTCATTTTTAGCTTTACCGAAATCTGCAAAATCAGCTATTGCATGGCGTCCAACTTTAGAAATAATCTTAGCGAACCGCCAAACATCAGTTACATTTAAGCGACGCATCAATATTTTCTCCCCTAAAATCGTGATTTCTGTACCAGTATTCATCATTTTTTCTAAAATAGATTTCATTTCGTGCTCTCCTTTTAGCATTTAGCTTGTTTTATGTAATAGAAAACCGACTACCATTTATACGGTAGCCGGCGCTTTAGTTGCTGCAGTTTTCTTTTTCTTTGGTACATAAATTTCATACGGTGGCGTAGATGGTGCAGATTCACTGTAATGACCGATAAATTTACATTTCAAACCAACCGTTCCTTTACCATCTTTTAGATCTACTTCAATAGATGAGACTACCATTGCATTGCGAATTACGAAAATAACAGGTAATTCACTACCCGAAATCATACCGATTAGTGCGATATCATGGTAATTTGAATCTGGAATATCATTTGAAGGTTTCATAATATCGTAATCCTCTTCTGTAGTGCTATCTACCGTCATCCCAGGTAAAGCCAACTGTAGGTTTTCTTTTGTAAATTCAACTAATGTAACCTCAACATGCGGTACATCTTTTAAAAGCCATTTACCGCGCACTAAATGACCAAGGACACCATCAATATCTGCATCATAATATTCACGATCAAAACCGACTTTTGTTCCGCCGGTAGTCGCTCCAACCATTTCGCCTAATTCTTGTATGCTTTTAAAATTTTTGTAAATAACACCGGGACCTATAACAAAATTATCAGTCGTGCCTTCGCGGACACCGTTAATCAATTTCCAAGCCATTTGTTCTACCTCCTAATACAAGTCCGTTCGAAATGTTCGAACAAGGAATTTCGCATTTATATGAATGATAGATGGGTCTTCATCTGGTACCGGCAGTTTACCTGCACGATGTATAGAAAGTATCCCATCATCTTTTAAACCAACTTCTCTATCTAGTAACTTCTCAATACGTGTAGCAATTAACTTTGCCTTATCATAATCCCCATTATCACAATACACATCGAAATTTAGAATCATACGATCTATAATTTCAACATCATCCGGATTATCTGCTTCAATTCTCATAACTACATAAGGCATTTCCATATCATCTTGTGCAGTTTGGAATGAAAGAGCAGGGCCTTTGTCCTCGCCTTCACCATATTCTGATAGATTAGATTTTATTATTTCATCGCTCTCTACAAGCATTCTAATAGCTGCAATAGCATTAGACATCTATTCCCCTCCCATCATTCTTTTAAGTTCTCTACGTTCTTTTTCAAACGTTTTTAATAGGAATGGACGGGCTTCCATATGACTTGTACCAGTTTCAAGCCATATTGCTTTTTTTAAATCGCTCCCTACTGCACCCAATACCTCTGATTGTGACCGTTTAACATTGTATTTAATCGAATTTAACAAGTCACCGGTACGAACAGCAGGAGCTTCACCTGGTTTAGAAGCAGTATATTTACGACTCGTATGAGGTATTTTGTATTGTTTACCGCTACGGCTACCCGTGAGATTCTTCTTCACTTGATTTTGTAAATGAATAGATGCTGCTGTGACCTTTTCAACACACATAGCATTAATATGTGTCTTTACTTGCTCCATATTGCTTGAGTACTCAATTTCTACTGAATTCGCCATATAGAATCATACCTTTTCGCAATAAATTTCAATGTGATGATTCATAAATGCAGGATTACGTGGTTCACCTTTTACTTCAAACATATAATCAACGCCTAATTCCTCACTTTTAAAATGGATACGATCATTAGGCTTAATTTTGTAGGAAGCAGGTGCATATATCTTAAAGGTTGTATCGAAATTTTGTTTATCACGCTTAAACCTCTCATTATCAGCAGCAGAATTAGTAGTTACACGACAAATCATATTCTCGTAAACTTCCCCTTCTATTTCTGCATAATTACCAGAGGATTGTTTCTTTCTCTCTTTTCTTTTTACAACTACTTCATGAATATATAAATCATCCATATCACCATCGTCAAAGTACATACTCATGTGGCCATCACTGGCTTAACTCTTGCTCTAAAGCTTTTTAAACCATTGAGTATCTTATTGTTTGTTGCTGGTTCATCCAGCGTTTCTGGGCTAATCTGGTACGAATAATCACCAATACTCTCCGATGTTTTCATACCTTTTCGTTGTAAGTTAGCACGAACTACTGCAGAAACAACCAAATCAATAATACATTTCTTCATAAGTACCTGCAGATCATCATAATCTTGTATCTTATATTCGAATTCATATAACTGATTTTCGGATAAACCATAAACAATCCGCCCATTTACAGTAATAGAATCGGTCATATCTTGTTTAGTACTAACATGAGTGACTTTTGCTATAGATTCAGCAGGAAAAGAAAGCCAAGCTAGTTTGCTTGTTTGAATGACTTCTTTCATTGGATTCTCCGGCTTAACTCTTAAATACTTTCTAACAATAACTGCATAGTAATCTATTAGTTCTTGAATTACTGTATCAGGCATCTTCTGCACATTTACGCGGTCTTTAATGTCCTGCAAGGTAATATCCATTATGTTTCTTTCTCCTTCTTATCGACTTCTTTTACAAGTTCAAAATGTCCAGTACTTACAAGGTAATCAGCTTTTTCATTTGCAACTGTTTCTTCTTGGCCATTCTTAAACTTTTGTCCATAAGCGGTGTAAGTGCCACCGTATCGCAGCGTAACTACTTTCATAATTAACACCCCTTTCACGAATGTAAACTATTACATGAAAGTTTACATTCGTATTATTGGTTTTATTGGTTCCATCTCGTTTTCTATTAAAAACAAGAAAATATTAAAAAAGTATACATTCAAAACCCTAATAACAAAGAGTTTGTTCCCATAAAAAATACGCCTGGATATTAAGCTCCAAACGCATCCGGAATATTTGTTAGGATTGCTACTGCATCCATTTCTTGAATTACAGCATCATCATCAAAGTGAATTACATAGAATCGTTTATCTTCCATTACTGCAGCTTTACCTTCTGTTGTTTTACGAATACGAGTATCGTATGTATTAACTGCAATAAAGTTTTTAGGGTCTGCAAGAAGAATTACATCATCTGCTAAAGATGGCACTGTCACAATTCCATATCCCATTGGTTTATTAACTTGATCTCCCGCTCCAAGTAATGCAGCATCACCGGCACCTGTAGGACGATTTGTTAAATATTCAATCCATTTTTCTCTACGATTTGGTGACATAATCCAACGTAGATTACTATTTTTATATTTATTTGGCATTGCACCAGATAGGGCAAAGATTGAACCTTTACCAAATCCATTAGCTTTTGCTTCTTCCCCTGTACCAGTTACTAATTTAGCATGGTCCACAATATGTGATGTTTTCGCTTTCTTGATTTTTTTCAACCATCCATCATTAATATTTAAGAACGGATCAGAAGAATCTAAGTCACCATTCCAATGTAAGTCTTCAAGGTCAATACCGGTTTGAGTAGACATAAGTTCCATTACCGTATCTTCATAACCTTCACCTTCAATGTTTTCGCGAAGTAATTCTTCGGTAATTTCCCAAGGTAAACGAATTGGCTTTGTATTATATTCGATTTTTGATGTTTCCACACCAGCGCGGTAACCATCATCACTATTTTCTGTTTTCTTACGTAAGATACGGCCACCAATTGCAATTTTATCTAATTCACCTTGTTTTGCTTTACGCATTTCTTTGCGGTGTAATTGTGAGAATGGTGTTGTATCAAATGCCATACGGAAGAATTCTTTACTTTGCTCCGGATTTAATAATCCTGCATTCATTCCACTTGTTGTCATTGCTGCCTTTTCAATACGATCTAAACGTTTTAATAATTGTGCGTTAGTCATTGTCATAATGATAAGTCCTTCCCTTACAGGTTAATTCCTGCCCATCTAGATTTTTTAATTGTTTGTTGTCCTGGTGTAACTTCTTCATCTGGATCTAAACCTTTACGGATAGAAGCAGCATTTTCAATATTTTCAAGTCGTTTTGTAATTGGCTCTAATGCTTTTTGGATAACTGCTGCAGCTTTTTCTTCCTCTGTTTGTTCTTCTGGTGTTGGTTCTACTTCTTCACCATTCACTTGTTTTTCAATCTTATCTAACTTAGAAGCTAGTGGCTCTACCGCTTGTTTAACAATCTCTGCAATATCTTCTGCTTTCATTTCGTCTTCCTCCTGTGGTGAAGCAGCTTCTTTTATTTCACTAATTAAAGCTAATGCTTCATCTAATTTTGCATGATTCTTTTGGGATAATACTTTCCCAGCTTTTTTAATACTTTCTAATACAATGTTTTCTGCTTGTACACTATCTTCTGATTTCGAGATGGTATAACCGCCTTTAATAGAAGAAAGTATGTCTTTCATATCATCAAGAGCAGCTACCATACGGTCGATATCGGGATTACTTTCCCAAATCTCCCAATAGAACACATCTTCAAACAAATTAAATACAGCTCGTAAATCACGCTTTTGTTTTTCATCAATAAAGCGGTCTTTTACTTCGCCTTTTGTGATTTTGTGAGTTTCACCTTTAACGAAATCTAACATCTTTCGGATAAGGCCTTTATCTTCATGAGTAAAATCATCAGTCTTGGCGATTTCTACACGTTCACCAAATCCACCCATAGAAAAACCGGTAACTTCACCTTTTTTAATTTCTTCCCAGGTGTCTGCATCATCAACACGAACAGTCATAAGCCATGTTCCTGCTTGTACTTCTTGTTCGCCTACTGTCATATCACTTTTAGCAATCCAGTTTTCAACAACTGTCCCTTTACCAGCGATTTCATCATGTTGCTTGTCAATGTGTTGGTAATTCTCCATAAAGGTATAAGCAGCCTTTTCAATTTCTTCTGCTGTCATTTTATCCCCGTGTGAATCTTCTACATCTGGTTCATATACTACACCTGTAACAAGCTGCTTCTCTTCCTCTGTTTTAAGGATTGGAACTTGCTTTGATATATTTGGTTGTTTAGCAAATTCACTTTTCATAATGGCAAATTGACGACCGTTTGCGCCCTTTGTAACTAATGAAACATAACTGATATTGGCGTTTTTTAGTTCGTATCCCATCGTTTTACCTCCTTCCCTATAAATATTGGGGTTCCACTGTCAAAACGCATAGCAGCCAATTTAAAGCCATATACGTTTTGACGATGAAACCCCAATTAAATAGGTGTATTTTATTACTCTTCTGAAATCATAGTGCATCGGCAATGCGGATGAGCTGGTGGGCACATCTTTCCATTACTAAATAGATCATCAATATCTACCGTTTCGCCATGTAAACCACCACATTCTTTACAAACACGCTCATCGTTTCCTGTAAGCCATGTTTTCTTGTTTCTATTTGCGCCCTTATATGCAATTAAATTGCCATAATTCATTGCATATGTTGTTTCTGTACGTGCAATCATCATTGCTCTGTAGTTACTTGCTTCTGACATCACATTTGCAATAGAAACACTTAATGCATCGACATCCATTCCCTCACTAAGATTCTTTAACATTGTTTCTCTTAATCTATCTTTAGTGGTTTCATGGATTCCCTTTGCTAATTCAAAAGCGTAAGTAGCTACCCATTTTGCAGCAACGTCACCAATTGGATCTAATACCATCCAGGTTAAACCGTTAGAAGCTATAGTACTCTGTACAAACTCTGTTACATCGTCCTGTAGTGTGTCCGTGACTTCATCGACAAATATTTGTCGTTCCTCATCCCAATCAACACTATCCAGAAATTCATCAACTTCTGCTTCTGCAATTACAAGATCAATCTCTTCATCTGCTTTATTAATACGAATTACGGGAAGCAGGTTTAAGAGCCGTTTTCCCTGCTCTGAAAAAAATCAGCTACCTTCTTTTGCATAGCTTTCTCTATTTCTTCATGCTTTTCCCTAAATGCATTAATAGCAATTAAGTTATCTTGTTCGTTATCTGCAGCTTTTGCAATTGGTTCAGGCGGAGAAGATTCGGTTTTACCATCATAGAATTTATCCCCTTCTGGTACAGGTTCATAACCTACCACTTTACGGGACTCATTCAGTTTTAATATTCCACCCTCATAACTGTCTTTTGCATACTTCAAATCTGCTTCACGATCATCTGTATCAATTTCATTTAATTTAAAATGCCAATCTAAACCGCCTAGTATATCAGCAAATACACGGAACAATTGATTATTTAATCGATGTTCTAAGATTTCTTGACCAGGCTCTATAATAGAGCGCTTGTACATCTCGTTCATTTCTTTAGCGGTTGTTTGCCCCAACGAACCTGTCATAGCCCAACCTATGCGATAAGGCGGTACACGATGGGCCACACATATTTCCATTGCGCTATCCTGCTTATATAAACGGAAGCTACCTTCTTTTACATCTGGACTAATCTTTTCTAACCTTGCTTTTGCACCATGTGGAACAGGTACAACGGCTAATTTATGGTGTTCTCCTTTTGTTTCTGCAGAGAAAAATGCTTTCAGTTCATTTTCTGTTCCAGAATCTACTTCATCGACTCCCTCAAGAAATAAAATGGAATCCGGAATGGTTTTGCCTGTAAAAAAGTCGATATTGTAATCTCTTGCTGCTTGTGAACCAACTATTGAACCTATAGAACTAACGTAATTAGGTATTCCATAATAAGAAGAACGAGAACCAAATTTACGAATAACAATTACTTCTCCGGCTTTTTCTGTTCCATTTCCTGCAGGATCATCTGCACCTAAAGGCCTACCATCAGCAAGATGATAATCATCTGGATAATTAAACTTTTTAAACCATATTTCTTTATTGTTTACGATTTGAGCAAAGCGTATTTTGTCCTTATGAGCACGTACTGTATGTCCCGGTATATGATAAAGCTCTACCGGACTTTCACCTTTATTATCGCGAACAACTTCAATAATGCCCCAGCCAACTGTTTCATAATCCTCCCATACAGCTCTAAGAATTTCTGAACTTGTCATTTCTGGGTTGCACTTCCGCATGAAATTTTTTAGCATTTCATATTGCTCCTGGCTCGCTGCTTCTTTCACTTCTTCAAAAGGCGCGAAGTCAAAGCCGACACCTGCAATATCATCCACTTTCGCACTAATACAAGCAGAATGAATAGGATTACTTTCCTTTATATCAAGCAGCACTTTCATATCATATGGTGGTTTAACCAATCCTTTATCGCCATATATTTGTGCGAATGGATCAACCGCCATTTGTTTACTGTTATCTTCCTTATTCTTTGGATCATCTGCAGCTTTGTTTATTCCGAATACTTTTACATTCTTCATTGTTTTCTTATCGCTCATATCGTTTATGTGTCCTCCTTTCTTCTATTAGGGGCACCACCACATCGCTATCAAGTTAAGAAACACATTCTTCCCCAAAACGATAAAAATGAACTTCGGTGCTATAAAAAACACACAATAGTAAAAGGTTAGCATAGCATATAATATAATGATGAATAGATTTCATGTAAGGTAACTGCTTATATTCCTATAACAAAATATACCCATAGGAGGTAGTTATATGTTTGATAAAAATCAAATACTTCAAGCTAACGCATTGAATCCAAATTTAATTGGTCCTACACTTCCCCCAATTCCCCCATTTACTTTACCAACAGGAGCAACAGGAGGGACAGGCCCAACAGGAGCAACAGGCCCAACGGGAGCAACAGGCCCAACGGGAGCAACAGGCCCAACGGGAGCAACAGGCCCAACGGGAGCAACAGGCCCAACAGGAGCAACAGGCCCAACGGGAGCAACAGG